ATTGCAATGGGTGATGGTATGATACCGTTTGCTGTTGCAAACGCACCTGCAGATACAAAGTTTCTTGCATGTGTTACTGGTGATAAAATAGTTTTAGCAATCTGTGATGTTGCTTTTGGATATAAAAGTAATCCTTCATAAATTTGTTGACCTGTGCCTTTAGTTTTGTATGCATTATTTGTTTCCTCTAATGCATCAGCTATCTCATCAATTGCAAACTTACCATTAATTGGGTTTGTAATACCAGCTTCTAATGCTTTGTTTGGATCTACATTTATTTTTCTAATATTTGGACCCAATGCATCAAATGCTTCTGCCTCTGTATCATAAAACATACCACGTTTACCTGCAGCTTTATCAGCATCTGATTGTTTAACTAAATCATCAAAAAATTCATTACGTCTTGTGATCAAAGATAATCTACTTGTACCTGCAAGTATTGTTTGCATAGGATTTTTTTGTTCTCCTAATAATTCTTTAATAACTTTCTGTGCATTTGCTGGTAGGTTTACCATATTAGCATAACCTTTTGATGTAACCGCATCATCTAAAACAGTTTTACCTACAAAAAAATCTGGTATTTGAAATACAACATCGGATGGTTTATCCATCTTAAATCCTTTTGGTAACTGTGCTGTCTTAACCAATCTATTTACATAATACTCTGCCTGTTGTTCTGAGATAGGTTTACCATTTTGTCTTGCAACATCTCTAAATAAAGTTATTGCTTTTTGCACAGCCTCATCTGTAGGTTTATAACTTAAAAAAGGCACTATAGATCTATTAGAAAATATATCATATGTAGAACCTAAATAGTCTTGAAACTTTTTACCAAATAATTGTTTAAATTCTTTAAATGCTGTTTTATCTCTAGATATTTTACCACCTAATGCACTAAACATATCACCCCAACCAGTTCTAATAGAATTTAAATTGCCATAAATAGCTGTTCTTATTTGAGGTTTAGCTTGTGCTTTATCTAATAATTCATCAACTACTTTTTTCTTTGCTGCATCTATTTCACCAAATACAACTTTACCTGTTCTCTCACTAACTTTAGGTGAACCTGATAACATTGCTTCGTTTAAAGCTCTTAATAAATCGTTTCTTTCTTTTGCAACTAGTTTATTTGTAACTGTTTTGTACGCAGGAAAAATAGCATCTATATTTTTATCTAGCTCTCTTGAGACTTGTTGTGCAAAGTTTACGTCAGCTGATCTTGCACCAACCTGTCCTCTTTCTATATCAAAAAATTCTTGTGTCTTACCGCCTCTTGCTCTAACTTTAGATGCAACTTTATCATAAAATCTATCTAACTTAGAATTAGAGAATCGCATATCCTTACCTCTTTTAGATAATGCTTTTAATGTAGAACCCACACCACCAATTAATCCTGTAAATAATGCACCCTCTGTACCAAACTTAACTCTGTTAATTAATTCTCTTTCTGGATCGTACTCATCATCTCTTTCTAATTCTGTAGGTCCACCTAACAAATCACCAAATGTACCTGCTTCTTCTACATCACCAACAAATACACCTTCAGCCAAACCTCCAGCTGTAGCACCACCAATAAATTTTGCAGTCTTACCTTTTCTGTTTAGTTCATCTGCTGTGTTTGCAGCATTACGCAACGCTTTACCACTTGATCCTGTAACTTTAAAATATGTACCAGCTTTTTTAGTTTGCACTGCTTTACTTGCTAAACTTGTTCCAGCTTTAAATGCAACACCGCCAGGTATACCAACGTTTGTTAATAATCTGGTAATTTTACCCGCAGCCGTAGCCTCTGCCATTTCATCTAGATTTGTAAGATCATCAAAGTATTTTTCTATTTCTGCTGCTTTGTTAGTATCGTTTGTTAGATCATAGATACTTGCACCTAATGAAAATAAACCTTTTGGTATGTCAATTAAACCAGATCCAATACCTGCAAAAATAGAAGCAATTGTACTTACTTCATTGTTATCTTCTGGTCCAATTGTTTGAGATTCTTGTTTAGATTGTAAAAGTTCTGCTACCGTTGGCATTAAGGTCTCCTAACTTTAAATTGATTGAGTTCTTGCTTCTGTGCCGTCCCAAAAAATTAGCTGTGTTGCATCTTCTGTAATGTAAGTTCCTGCCTCTTTTCCTGTCATTTCTTCCGTTGCAGAAACTGCGCCTTTATATGATTGAGGATAATATGCAATCATTAGTCCCTTAATTTCAGCAGGACTTGGTCTTACAAAATTTTTGCTAGTTTTATTAGCAACTTCACCTTGTATAGTTGGTTGAAGTTTTTGTTCAGATAAAGCTATTATATGTCCTTGAGTGCCTTCTTTTTGAGCTGTAATTGTTTCTAATTTTTTTTGAAAAGCTCCTTTAGTGCCTTCTTTTTGTTTTCGAAGAGCTTCTTGTTGTTTATCAAAAAGTTTTTCTCTTCTATCTGCTTTAAACTCTTCTAGTCCTGCAAGTCTCTTGATATCTGGTGCTTTACTCTTAACAGCTGCTGCGTCTGCTATCGCACCAAAACCTTTACCCTCAAAGAATGCTTTTGATGCTGCAGCTAATGCATCTGCTGCATACTCTTGTCTAGCTTTGTCTAAACCTAAAGCTTTTTCAAGATCGGTCATAGTTACTTCTGGTTCGTCATCACCAGGTTTAGGTGTCTTAACATCTTTTGGTGAAGTTTCTATTTTAGAAATTGGTAAATCTAATTCTACATCTGCTGTAGATTTTAAATCTTCTATACCTCCTTTTGGTATAAAATCTGGATCTGCACTCGCTGTTAAACCTTTTGGCATTTCACTTGATATTTCTGGAAACTCTTCATACGCAAGTTCAGATTCATTTAATTCTGTTCCTGGACCCATAGTTCTAAATCTATTAGATGATCTTTGATTTGCTTGGTTAGCTTTAAAGAAATCTATAAATGGTTGTGGTACTCCTTGTGGTGTGTATGACTGAACTAAATTTTGTGTTTGTGATTGACTAAATGGATTATACGATACACCACCACCTCTAAAGTATCCTGATCTAGTTCCAAGACCACTCGCGATCCCCGTGCCGTAGCTATCTACTTTACCACCTCTAAACATCGGTCTTCTTAAAATTCTACTCATTAGCCAAATATTCCTAGTTTAGAACCAATACTAGCAAGGCCAGTTCCAACACCTAATGCAGTTTGTAATGGACTAGTTGGTGCTGCTGGTGGTTGATAACCAACAGTTTGAGTTGGGAATGCACCAGGTTGTACCTGTGCAAGTTGTTGACCAACTAAACCTAATCTAGTGAATGGTTCGAATTCTGCTTCTCTTGCCGCCGCTGCTGCTGCATCTAACACTGCTTGTTGTTGTGCTTGGCCAGCCTGACCTAATTGTGTTTGGTAAGTACCAAGACCTTGTCTTGCAGCTAAGTCTTGTGCCGCTGCTGCTTGTGCTTGTTGAAATCCTTGTGCTAATAATTGTGCTTGTAATCCTGCTCTGCTTTGTGCTGCTCCTCTTGCTGCTTCTGCTCCAAGTACACCTTCTCTACCACCACCAAAAGCTCCAACTCTTATTGCTGCATCACGTCTTGCTGTATCTGCTATGGCTTGTTGTCTATCAAATTCTGATAAAGTTGTATCAATCACCTCTTGTTGATAAGGTGACATAAAAGGTCTAAAAGCTTCTGGTCCTGTAAGTGCTCCTAATCCTGCTGCTGCAGTTCTAGCATCTTGTTGTAGTGCAGATTCTGCTGCAATCTTTGGTGCAAACGCACCTGTCTGTATTTGTTGACCTACTAAAGGATCTATTGATTTTAAAAAATTAGTTAGTGATGCTTCTAGTACCGGTGCCGGTCGTGTTATCGTAGTTGTTTCAGCCATTATGCTCGCGCCTCTAATCTGTTCATTGTTTCATACATTCTTTTTGCACCCTCATTAATATTTCCACCACCCGCTGCTCTTACAGCATCGGCTGTCATTACAAATTCGTTTTTGCTTAATCTTGCAGGGACGTCGTCCGCTCTCTCTTTTTTACCTATTGGCACGAATCCACCACCTCGTAGATCCATTTCTTTGCCACCAAGATCCATTATACCACCATCTTTCATTTTTACAACACCCCCATCTTTTAATCCTAATAATGCTAGTGTTTCACTAATAACATCCTCAGAGTGTTGTCCTGCCGTCATAGCAGCTCTAATTGCTGTTCTTCTAGCTTCATCAGAAGCAAACTGTGCCTCTCCTGTTTCAGCTTCATAAGCTGCTAATTCATCTTCATAATCTTTTAAAGCTTTTCTAGCTGTAGCCATAGCTAAATCAGTTGTTCCTTGCGTAAATGGAACAGAAAGTGCTTTTGCCGTTGGCATATTAAAACCAACTTTTGTTCCACCTGGTCTCAAGATATCTCCTATGCCTCCGCTTCCTGGTTTCACACTTAAAAAATCAGCACTTCCAGCTAATGCCTCTCTACCAATATTTTCTGCACCTTGTAAAAACCCTTCACCTATTCCACCTGCTGGTGTAACTCCTGATTGAGCCATTATACCTGCTTCTCTTCCGGTAGTTTTTGCTATTCCACCTCTTAACGTATCTCCTGCACCTGGTGCAGATAGTGCACCAATACCAGAAGCAAGTGCTAATGATGTTGCACTAAAATCTCCTTCACTACCTTCTTGTGCTAACTGTGATCCTAAATTAGCTGCACCTGCTGCTAGAGCTCTACTTACCATTGGACTTAAACTACCAATACCAAAACTCGCAGGCAACATAAATGGAGTAAACGCAGCCGCATAAGGTAAGAAAGGTTTAATTTCGTTAGGTATTATTTTATCTAATACCTTTGCTATTGGTTTAGTTACCTTCTTAACTGCTCGTTTTATTTTCCTTAATGGCATAATTTACTAATTTACTTGCTTTTTTACTAATAATCAATCGCTGATATTAAAGCCAGCGCCTATTTTTATCTCTTCTACAGTCACATTTACGTCTCTTCTAATGTGTTCAGACTTGGTATCTGTGCTTGGATTCTGCACATCAGCCATGGCTTCTGCATCAGACATGTATTCTTGGCCTGTTACTGTATTAGTTAATGTAACCTCTGTTTTCGGTGTAATTACTGGCACTCTTTTACCATTAATTGTTTCATACCTAACTGAGGCCTCTGTTTCTACAAACGGCATTATCTATCCTCCCTGTTAATTTCTAGTATAGATGCAATAACATCTACATTACCACTAGTTGCTTGTACCTTCAATATCTCACTTTCTAACATAATTAAAGGCTCACTTAATACTTGTTCTTTTTGACCCGATGTTAAAGTGACATCATTATCAACTACAAAAGCTGTGCCTGCCGCGCTAGTTAATGTTACTTTAACTACTGCCGATCCAGCTGCATCTTCTACAACTAAAAGCGATTTAACAATTGCACGTGAATTAGATGGCACTGTATATAGAGTTGTAACATCTGTGTTTGTTAAACTTACTTTATCGTTTTTGTATATATTTGCCATTACCCTAATCCTAGCCAAGTAAATCGTTCTTGGTCTTCTTTTTGTTGTGTTAAGTATGTGGAGTTTAACTGTTCTATAATTGTAGTTAAAGCTCTATTAATTTGTCTTTGGTTGTCTTCACTATATTCTTTTTTAGGTTCTGGTAATCTTACTACTACTTTTGTCATTATCCTCTCCTTCCATCAGGTTGTAGATCCACTTGAAATGTACCAAATCGCCACGATTCACCTACACCAGTATTTTCTATTTTTATATTTGCATATCGCCCTCTTGCACGTGTATCCACTTTGGTTGTAGTAGATGTAATTGTAAAAGGACTTAATGAAGTTTGTGTATCACTATCAGCAGGAAAATCTTTTATTGCTAATGTAATCTGATTATTACCAGTTAATACTTTAAAGTTAGGTAAAAATCTTCTCATAGCTAAAAATATTTCGCTTTGATCTTTTTGCAAAGAAAAACTAAATGATTTTATAAAAGATGTTAAAGCGGTAACACTACCATCCGGATTAACTTGGTCTGTTCCTATTTCATGTTCAAAAAATACAGTTTGACCTAAACCTGTTTCACCAATAACTGATGGAAATGTTCCTGTGTTAGAACTATTGTAAGCTGTAGCATATGGTTTAGGATATACTAATGAATCAATCCAAGTGGTTCTAATAGAATTTGTGTTTGTGCCTGTATACCAATTACCCATAGGTAATTTTGCATTGTCTTGGCCATAATTATAAACAACGTATCTGTCATTAAAATCTGAATTTTGAGTTGGATACCACCATATTACCTCTGTAAACAAATTATTAATACCTGCATTTATTTGTTGACCTTTTGTAGTATTACAATCGTCATAGACATAATCTTCAACAGAGCAAGGTAATGTATTAACCGTACCATCAAAAGAAAAGAATCCATTATTTCCCATCCAGTATGCAACACCATCAATTTCAATTGCTGCATTTTTACCAATCAATCCACAGTTTGTACCAACCTGTTCAAAACCAAATGTAAAAGGAGCTCCAACAAATTTCATTGTGTACAATGCATTGTCCGTCCAAATCAAAATATTTTCTTTTGCAACTAAACCACCTACAATTTTTGTACCGTCTTGTAGTCTTTGTGTGCCTGCAGTGTTGGTGGCTTGTGGTGTATATTTATTTATATTTTCGTCTTCAGAAAATCTTATAAACATATCATCTTGTGTATCCGGACTTCCTATAGTTACTTCTGTTCCAAGATGAATTAAGTGTCTTGTTGTTGGTGATATAAGTGTAACTCTAGTAGCTGTAGGATTACCACTATCTGTAGCTGCATCTATTCGCGTTTCAAAACCAGATGTTAACATGGAGGCTCTTGTCGTAAGTCTTGCTGTAATACCAGCGTTCCAGGTAAATGTTTTACCGTTTGCAATTGTTGCAACTAATACTTCACCAAAATTACTTAATGACCAAAGTCCTGGTTCCAGTGTTACTGATGACGCTTCAACTGCACTACCAAATCCAGAAAAATTTGTAGCGTTTGTAACTGTTGCTCCACCACTGTGAGCTTGTCCATTTGATGTACCAAATGTTGCTGTGCCTAATGCTCCTCTAGTAATACCTGTTATGTCAGATCCAGCTATACCTGTGTATGTAATTAATTCATCACCAACAGCTATTGTGCCTGTTGTTGGAAAACCAGTTGTTGATGTTAAAGTGATTGCTGTCCCTGATCCACCTGTACCCGCTGTATCCGCGAGCAACGCTCCGTTAAGAGTTGTTGTTAAAGCACCGGTAATTGTACCACCATAGTTTCCAATACCAAAACCATAACCATAAGTTTGTGCTGCAGGACCAATAGGTTGGTAGACTTTAACAGTCATACTACCACCTGTTGATATAACTGCAGATGCTTGATTTAAAGAGTTAATTGTAAATGTTGTAGGAGTAGGTACAGTTAATACTTGAAATAATTTATCTTCAAAATCACTTGCGTTTAACCCTGTGCCGCTTGGTAAAGTAACTGATGATAGTTCTATAATATCTCCCACAGATAAATCATGATCTGTGCTTGTTGTAATTGTACAAGTTTTGACTGATGTACTATTTGTTGCTAATGTTGAACTAGTAAAACTATCTACAACTCCTGCGTTATTACATCTAAAAGGTGTTATATCAAAAAGCTGACCTTCAAAATACAATAATAAAAATTTATCTGTGCCAAGTGCAACATATCTATTACCTTCAGTATCTACAAAAGCATGTTGTTTTCTAGCAACACCAACAATAGAATCATTAAGTAATGATTGCCAACCACCTACTTTTTCGGGAAGACCATATCTAAATCTAACATTATCAGAATCAACCCAACGACCCTCTGCTCCTACAGCAGTGTCTTGTTTGTCAATACCAGGAGCAAACTTAATTTTAGTAAGCATGCTTTACTCCTATGATGTACTATTAGTTTTTATTTGCCAGCCTTTTGTGGCAGTTGTAAAGATTAGTGTTACACATTGATTGTTTGAAGTTAAATCTAAATCAGATGTACCACCTTGAATATTTGATCCGTTCCTTGCAACAACACATTTGTTAGTTCCAAAGCCATTAGATGCAGATACATCCATAATAGTTACTTCATCGCCTTGTGATGGTGATGCAGGAAGTGTAATTGTTACAATGTTAGCAACAGTGTCAACACCGATTTGATCTCCAGCAACTGCTGTGTATGCTGTTTTGCTAGCTGCAGTTACTTCTGTAAATCCTTTTTCCATCATGGCTAAAGTTGTAGCTGGAACACTACCTCTAGAATAAACTAAAACTTTTGCACCCTCTGGAAGAGGCACTTGTGTAGATGCGCTTTGACCTGTTGTTAATAAAGTTACTGTATAACTATCACCAGCTCCACCTCTAGTAGTTCCATCTTCTACAAAAAATACTCTGTTAGCATTACCACCAGATGTAGTTGCAGGCATTGTTAAACTAGCATCACCAGATAAAGTTCCAACAACTTTGATGTAAAGGTTTTTACCATTCGCGGTCGCCGATCCGTCTGATAAATCTAAGTTAACATTACCAGAACTTAAAGTTACTTCTACATAACCTGACGTTGCTGTTTGTAATAATTGTAAATTAGTATTTGTGATAGCTCCCCATAGACCTGCTTTTTCGCCGGTTGCTACAAGTTCTAATGATAAATCTGATGAAAATGTTGATGCCATATTAATAAGGTTTTATTGGTGTCCAAACCATTGTTGCTCCTGGTACTATATCGTTCCACGTAATAACTCCTGGTTCTACTGTATCTAATGTTAACTGAGAACCTGTAGGACTTATATTTGCGTCAGCAGTTATTGTAACATTACCTGTAGCCAAGGTCAAGTCAACACCTGAAGGTAAAACATCTACATCTATATTAACTGTTACGTTACCTGTATTTAAAGTTACTTGAGATCCTGTAACAGTGTGATCTACGTCTGTTCTAATACTTAAGGTTCCAAGTCCTAAAGTTACTTGATTTGGTGTTAAATTTTCTGTAACTGAATCTGCAATGACTCCAGCGCTACCAATACTAATTGAAACCTGATTACCTGTTACAACTACTGAAACATTACCCTCAGTCGTAGAGGTTGCAAATGGTAATGTTGATATTGCGTCAAATCCTAAACTCATAAAATTCCTTAAAAGGAGACAGGGGGTATGTGGTGGTGCCCTGCCTCCATCTAAAGATTATATCATCGTTTAAACCAGGAAGGAAGACCTAAATGTGGACGTTTGTCGAACATATTATCTCTAGCTCCCGGTGTTTTACGATTGTTATAATGCAGAAAAACTTGTACGCATTCTTTCCCTTTGAATTTTTCTCTCCAATGTTCTAACTCCACCCCCCTATAAACTAACATATCACCAGGTTTTAGATCTACCCTAACCCCTTTTGCTTTGCTAGCTGCTGTAATATTTTTACCATCTGGTGCACCTACATTTTCATTAGGGCTTAGATATATAGGCCAATCATCACCACCAAGATTCATAGTTGTAGATATCTCACAACTAAATCTATCTTTATGTCTTTTAAGTTCATCACCTTTTTTATATATTCTTGCGTAGGTATAAGCAGGATATAATTTTAATCCTGTAGCTTTTTCCATACCTGGTTGACATTTAAGCAATAATGTTTCCATAGCCATGTTAGCATATTGAGAATATGTATTTGGTATCTGCTCATTTTCACTTTCATAATATCCTATGATGGTTTCAAACGGAGAAAAATATCTTGATTGTCTACAAGTATCATAAACTTGTTTTTGCATTAAAAAATAATTTGAAACAAAAGCTGCTAGATCTTTTGATATCGCTTGACGAATAATTGTATATTTATTTTTTTTAAAAGCCATAATTAAAACTTATACTAATTCTTTCTTTTTTATTAAAATTTGGTTCAACATAATGTCTTAAATAAGATGGAAAAAAAATACATAAATTTTCTTTTGAAATTATTTTCCAAGTTGATGAATTATAATTGTTGTATGAATCTATTAAAGTGTAAAATTTATCCATATCTTGATTTAAAAAAACTATATTTCCTGAATTTTGAGGAATAGAAATATAATACACTCCTGATACAATACTTCCTGGATGAGTGTGTGGTTTATTAAAAGAACTTAAACCATTAACATTGTACCATAAATTATATAATGTTAATTTTTTTGAAAGTGATAAATGCTTTTCCACTTTTTCAACATTTGCACTAATTTTATTAAATAGACTTTTAAATTCTTTTGGAACTGTTCTAAAATCATTACTTTGCCAACCACCATAATTACTTATTATTCTTCCTTTGTCTTTTGTTTTTAAATCTAAAATTTCTTTTTTAAATTGTTTTGTGTTAAAATTAAAAAATTCTTCGTGTATATATGAACTAAAAATATTATACATCTTTTGCCATTTCTTTCGGCACAGCTTGTATATTCCAATGTATAAACCTAAATGGTTCTATACCAAAATCCACAGAAAACTCGTGCTCTAAATATCCTGGAAATATAATTAATGTTCCTGGTTTTGGTTTAAGGTGAAATTGTTCGTGACCAGGCCATACACCTTTTAAGTCTGGTTTCATTTTTAATTTTGTTGTTCTTGCACCAGTCTTTGGTTCGTGAAATATAGGGAATGAAGTTTTATCACTACATTTTAAAAAATAGAAACCCGATACATGTTGATTCCAATGTATATGAGCAGAGTGATGTCCACCACCTTTTTTAGCAAACTCTTGTACCCACAACTCACTAAACATAGTTGTGTATTGTTGCATATTATAACCTTGGTGGTCTAAATATTCCCAAGACTTTTGACCAATATAATTTCTAAAATCTAAAAAATCATTGTCACCTGTAAGTGATGTTGAATGATAGGATCTTCCAAAGTCACCGTGTTTTTTTATAAATTCTTTTTCTCTTTTACGAGCATCAGCAATATATTTATTACTAGCTTTGTTTAAAGATTTTACAAACTCTGGTTTTTCTTCGCTCCATATTACAGTTGGAAAATAACTATTTATATACATTATTTAAAAGGCCTCCCTAAATGCCATACCACAAGACTATATCTTGTGCCTGATGTTACTGGTTTAACTCTATGCCACACAAAACTAGGAAATACAATGATAGATCCTTTTGGTAATATTTCTTTACATTGCACTCTATGTTTTGATTCGTCTCTCATATGTGGGTCATAATTTCTAAAATCAAATTCTAATTCACCACCTTTATATTCTGATCCATCTGTTAACTGACAGGTCATAGATAGTTTTCTAATCTTACCGTGATCTTCAGTATTTGGTTTATCATAAGGTTTATCCCAGCTATCACAATGCCAATCGTAGTATTGGTTTAGTTTATATTTTGTAAACTGACAAGATTCCGATCTGTCCCATTCAAAATTCCAACCTGCATTTCTATTTGCCTCATGCACATACGGATGTAATTCCTTATATATCCAAGTATCATTTAACCATACTAAATCTGATTTTCTTTTTCTTTGCATATTTAAAACTTCTTCTTTATTTAATTTTTTATCACCATAACCACCAGTTCTAGCCATAACTTCTTTTTGTGCATTAGCATATTCAATAACTTCATCACAAAATTTAGGTGTAAGCACACCACTAAAATACCAGTAATAATTAGATATATTCATAAGTTATTGTTTGTACAAAATTTAAACTATCCTGTTGGTTATTAGTTATGTAATACATATTAGTTGATGGAAACATAATAAATTTATTATTGGTAAGTTCTATGTCCCAACTTCTACCTTTACGTCTATTGTCTTCGTAATGTATTCGCACAAAACAATTTTTAACATTAACCCCATAAAGAAGTGTGTAATCAGGAGAGTTTCTCAAATCTACAGGATCTATATTTAATAAAGGAATTGTTGTCTCTTGGGGCTTATACATATTGCCCCACGTTTCTTTTTGAACTAAAGTAAAGTCATAGTTTAAATTTATATGCTCTCTTATATAAGTGCTTAGCATATCGAACGTTCGTGAAAATGGAAAAGGTGAATCTGTAACTTGTGATTTTAAAATATCGTTTTGTAATTTATCTCGGTCAATATCCCAATCTTTGGGCATCGCCACGTCACCATAATATAATGATTGTTCAGATAATACTTTCTTCTGCATACCACATACCTTTGTAATTTAGGCGTTACTGTTTGTCAAGTCCCAAGACTGGCCATCTTCATTCCAAACATAATGCCAACCGTGAGTACCAGCTTTATTTTGTGAAGTTTGTTCTGCAGTTAATGCAGGAGCAGCACCGATTGGTGATTCCCATTGTGCACTTGATGTATTTTTTACCCAAGATGCATATGGTTTTTTAGGCCAAAAGATTTGATTATCTTCATCCCACTCATAACCAATACCTGCGTAGTTTCCTCTAAATGCTTTTGAGTTATCACCAGATTTATGTGTATTACTTGTTGTATTGTATGAAGTTTGAATCCACATTTGCGCAGGCCAATTGTTGTGATGTTCTAAATATTGTTGACCTACTGCTTCATCCTCTACACCATCAGCATTTAACATATCTTTGTTATCAAGTGTTAATACTTGAATAACTTTTCCGTTAGCTCCTAGTTTTGCAAAATGTGCCATAATGTTTCTCCTTATATATTAGTTTTAATTACCATTCAACTATTGAAATTTATACCTTATTATTACTATTCCTGAGCCACCTGCACCACCAGTCTCACATGCACAAGGTCCAGGATGCCAACCTCCACCGCCACCACCGCCAGTATTTGCTGTTCCTGCTGTTCCTGCGCCAGCTCCAGGTGATTGACCTCCGCCTGGTCCTCCACCACCAGATCCACCAAGTCCGCCACTTCCTATATTATTATTAGTATAATAACTTCCACCTCCTCCACCAGCTCTTGTAACTGCTGATCCTGAAATCTCTGTTGAAGCTCCTGCTCCACCAGCTCCACCATTTGAAAGAGAGGGAGTGCCCGCACCTGGTAAACCAGTTGCACCTGTTGCTGTTGCTCCTCCTCCACCACCAGCTCCATAAATAGGACCTCCTGCTCCACCTCCACCTGGATTTCCTTGTGCTGGACTAACTGGAGGACTATTTCCTGATCCTCCTGGACCACAAGTTCCGCCACCACCAGAACCTCCTGCTTGTCCTGGGGATTCAGGTGTAGTTACCATTCCACCTTTACCACCACCAGTTGAAGTTATTGTTGAAAAAACTGAAGGATTTCCATTTGATCCGGGAGTGCTGCCACCATCACCACCACTTCCACCAGCTCCAACTGTTATTGGGAAAGATGTTGCTGAAACTGTTATATTTCCAGCACCATCTAAAGGTGATGCAGTGTAAGGAGTGACTGGAGATTTATCTTCTCTAAAACCACCAGCTCCACCTCCAGCGCCTCTAACGCCACCACCTCCTCCGCCACCAGCTACTACTATATATGAAACTTGATTATTTGCTGCATCTACAGCTGCCTTAGAAACTGTAAAAGTTCCAGGACCTGTAAATGTGTGAATTTTATCGTTACCTGATGTTGTTTCAGTTCCGCCTGAAGCAACTAAGAATGGGTTAGTGTCAGCAGATGATTGATTTCCATCATCAGTTACAATCCAACCTTTTGTAGAATCTATAAAAATTAATGTTACAGCTATACCGTCTGTTTGTAATTTTGCATTATTAGTTGAACCACCAATTTTATCTGAACCATTTTGAACTAAAATTACATTATTTGTACCAAAATTTTTTGCATAATCTGCAATGGCTATTACAGCTCCTGCTGTTCCAGAAGGTAATGCAACATCAATTTCACCACTTGATGTATCTACAAAATATCCCTCACCAGCAACCGCTGTGAAATCTCCTGTCTTAACTGTTGTTGTCCACGATGCAGAACCTGTTGCACCAAAGTTTGTTGCCGTTCCTTGGTTATTAATTGTTGCACCTGCAGGAATTGTGAACGTATCTCCACTATCTCCTAATGTAACTGTACCACACGCTGTTCTTGGACTAATTTTATTTACTTTTATTTCACTCATAATTATCTTGCTTTATATCTTATTATTACTATACCAGAACCACCAGCTCTACCATTACCTGGACCACCTCCCAAATCTCCACCGCCACCACCACCACCAGTATTAGCTGTTCCTGCAGTTTTCCAAGCTCCACCTCCAAAATCAGTAAAAGGAGCGCATGGAACAACTGTAGCGGTTGATGAACCTTGTCCACCTCCTCCTACTTTAAGAGGACCTCCTGGAATATTTGTTTCAACACCTGTACCACCAGCACCACCAACCGAAGGACTACCAGTTTGACCAACCGCACCAGCGCCACCACCTCCACCACCACCGTTTCGTCCACTAGCCCACGCCCCACAACCAGTGCCACCAGAGTTTCCTTGAGAAGGAGTTACGGGAGGTGTATTACCTGCTCCACCACTACTTGCTCCTGATCCACCACCACCTGATCCACCGCTAGCTCCAGCGGGTTGATAATCACCGTTTCCACCGTATCCACCTCCGGCAGATGAGATTGTTGAAAAAGTGCTTACACTTCCAGGTTCTCCTCTTCCTGGACCAGTTGGAGGAGCTTCCGCTCCACCGGCACCTACTGTTATTGGAAAACTTGTTGCTGTTACTGTAATTCTGTTTCCTGGTGTTGGATAACCATTTAAAGGAGAACCTGTGTAGGGAGAACCTGGACTTACTACTTCTCTTACTCCTCCAGCTCCACCTCCACCTCCTGTATATCTACAAACTTGTCCGTGAGCACCACCGCCACCACCTGCAACTACAAGAAAACTAACTAAATTATTAACTGGAGCACAACAAGTTGCTATTGAACTTACTGCAAAAGTTCCTGGACCTGTAAAAGTATGAATTTTACAATTTCCTGAACAAGTAATTGTTCCACCTGTAGCATCAATAAAAGGAGGAACTCCTGTTTCTGTGTCCTCTGCATTTTGAACATTAATCCAACCTTTAGTTCCATCAACATATACTAACGTTGTTGCTTGACCATTAACATCTAATGTTGCATCTTCACCAATACCACCAATTTTATCTGATCCATTTGGTGAAATTGTTAAATTATTTGTTGCAAAATTTCTTGCATAATCAGAAAAAGCAACAATCGCTCCAGCTGATCCTGCAGGTAAATTTGCTGTAATAGCATTACTAGACGTGTCTACGAAATAACCCTCACCGCTCGCTGCAGTAAAAGTAGCAGCTGTTTTAATTGAACCTGTCTGCCAATCAACGGAACCTTCTCTACCAAAACCTGTTTGAGAAGCGCCTGATGCAAGAGCAACACTAGCACCACATCTTCCAATTGTAATTGTTGAACCACATACAACAATTGTATTACCAGATCCTGATCCTACTGTTGTTGTTGATCCACATTTTTTTATAATGTTAGAATCATCTGAAACTTTATTTATATTATCTACTTTAATTTTACTTGTCATAATTATTGAAATTTATACCTTATTATTACTATACCAGAACCTCCAGTGCCACCTAAAGAATTAGTTGATCCATCAGGACCGAAACCTGCTCCACCACCTCCACCGCCGGTATTTGTTGTTCCTGCAGTTCCTGCTGTGTTACTACTACCACCTGGACCACCACCACCTGTTCCACCTGAAGCACCTCCACCAGAAGCACCACCGCCTCCGCCTCCGCCTGCTCTAGCAGTTGGAGTTCCATTGATTGAACTTGTTGCTCCAGCACCACCTGCTCCACCATCAGAAGAACCTGTTGGTCCTGTACCAGCAGCAGTTGCTCCACCGCCTCCACCACTAGATCCAGATGGACCAGTACCACAACCACCATCAAATCCTTGTGCAGGAGTTGTTGGAGGTGTATTACCATCTCCTTTAACACTTGCTGTACCAGCTCCACCACCAGAACCACCGCCTCCTGAACCACCATCTCCTCCACAACCAGGAAAACCAACTGGACCACCAATTGCCATTCCACCTCTTCCTCCACCTGCTGAAGTTATTGTTGAAAAAATTGAATTTGAACCATTAGCTGAATTATTACTTGATCTACGACCACCCGCACCTCCTGCTCCTACTGTTATAGGAAAAGCTGTTGCTGTAACTGTAATTCTATTAGGTGCACTCGGTTGACCATCTAAAGGACTAGCAGTATATGGAGTGACAGGTGATTTAGTTTCTCTATAACCACCTGCTCCACCAGCACCTCCTGCTCTGTTACAAGGTGAATCATGTGCTCCACCACCACCACCGCCACCTGCTACTACTATATAAGAAACTTCATTGTTTGCTGCAGTGCATCCACTTATAGAGGATACACAAAAAGTACCTGGACCTGTAAATGTGTGAATTTTGTCATTTCCTGAAGTTGAAATTGTTCCGCCAGTAGCAGTTATAAAAGCTGATGCTCTTTCATTAGAAGTTGAATCTTGAACATTAATCCAACCTTGTGTTGAATCTGCAAATACAAAAGTTACTGATTGACCTTCAGTATCTAAAGTTATATCTGCATTTACTCCACCAATTTTATCTGAACCATTTGGTGATACTGTTAGATTACCTGTTTGCCAAGTTCCTGCATAATCTGCGAAAGAGACTATAGCTCCTGCAACACCTGCAGGTAAGTTAGCTGTAAAACCACCTGATGTTGTGTTACAAAAAAATCCATCTCCAGATACAGCAGTAAAAGTTGTTGTTTTTGGAGTTGTATCCCAGTCTACAGTTCCTGTTCTACCAAAGCCTGATTGACTAGCACCAGTTCCTAATTGTACTGTATCACCAGATTCACCTAGTGTTAAAGTAGTTCCGCATTGTGGTGCAACTGTATTTACTTCTATCTTTGACATTATACTATTACTAAAGTTCCTGTTACTGTTATTGTACCAGGTATAGTAATAGGCCCTGCAAGAACACCGTTCTCAACAGTTTGTGTACCATCCATGGTAGCTGCTTGATTTTTTATAAATTCATCAGGGGCTGTGCCGCCTCCGATATATTGGATTCCATTTACTACTGCCGTCATATTACTCCTTACGTACTAATACTATCTATAAATGATGTAACAATATCTAAAGACGAAGCAGTGTCGCTTTGTGCTTTAAGTGTATCACCATTTTCTAAAACAATTTTTGCACCACCTTGAATTAATTCAATTGCAGAGTTTGGTGGGATACTTACATTTTTTGCAATGAAGTGATCGTTTCCACCATTTACAATCTGACAACTAGCTTGAACAGTGCTAGTTGTAGTATTACAGATTCTAATGCCTATAACTGCATCAAAGTCTCCACCAACTACTAAATCAACTGGTGATGTACCTACGTTTCTTTGTAAATTGTTTCTAAAATCTTGTGCCATATTTTATTCCTTTATAACGCCACCGCCATTGCTAATGCAAAGCCAGCTGACGCTGCTCCTACTGGTGTTCCTGATGCATCCAAGAAAACCGATTTACTTGCTGGTAAAGTACAGAATACATCTTTTGTGCCTGCACTAAAATCAACAACATTATCAGAGTTAGAACTACTAAAAATTGTAGCTCCTGATCCTCTTGTTAAATTTGCACTTGTACCATCTAATGTTCCAAGTCCAACTTCAAACTCACTTGTACCTTGATTAAAGATACAATAGTAAGTTGTGTTATTGTTTCCTATTCCTGCTGCAAAAGTTTCAAAACCAGTTACTGCTGCTCCAAGTGCAAACGCACCTGTTCCAGTAGTTGTGCTTGTTACTTTTACTCTATCATTTATAACTAACGCCATAAATTTTCTCCTTATGCCATACTAATAATTGCATTAGATGGTGTAGTCGGATCAGGAAACGTAATAGTAAAAGTACCATTCGTTGCTGTCTTGTTACCACCAAAATCTAAAACCACTACTAATCTATTTGCTGTACTGTCAACTGTATCCGTATTGTAAATCGCTGCAAAAGCTGCAGTGAAAGATGCACTACTATAAGTAACATTATCAAAGTCAACTGAAGCGACTGCTGTGCTCGATGCAACTCCAAGTCTTGTTAATGTTTTAACTGAATAGTTAGTACCACCTGTTGTATCTACTTCACCGTTTCCAGTTCCTGCTAAATACACAGTTGAAGCTGTTGTATATGGATTAGTTGTGTATAGTGAAATTTTAAAAGTATTTCCTCCTGATGCCTGAAAATCGTGTTGTCCAGACAAAAGTGCACCTCTAAAACTAAATGGTATGATATTTGCCATATTTTTTTTCTCCTATTTATTTTCCATAACTTGATGGTGGTTTAACGTTAAGTTGAGCACGAACCTCACCATCTTGATATTCGTCTCTGCGTCTTTGCCCGATTTGTTCAAGCGCGTACGATTCTATTGCCTCGTTATATTGGCTTTGATAGTATTGTAACATATCTGTCGGACCTTTCAAGTATCCATATGCATTTACTAGACATGCGTACAAAAGTAAATCTTGATATTTATTAGATAAGTAAGTTCCTGCTGTCGCTGGAGCGGGCGTAGATGTAGTGTCAGTTATAGTTTCTGGCTCTTTGTCATAAGCCAGTGTAATTTCATAAGTTTGGTCTGGTGTAGGTGCTAAAACCCAAAATTCTTCATCCCAATTAGCATAATATTTAGGTATATCTACAGCTGATGTTCCAGGTGTAGAATAAAACTCTGCTATGTAAGATGTATCTTTTTGCTCTAGATAGAACTGATTACCAGCAGAATCTTTAAACTGAACATATCTAATGGCTCTTAAATCGTCTGGTATAGTTACATATCTATTTCCAACAATCGCATTTGATGTTGCATAAAAAACACTTTGATCAGTGTCAATAGCTCTATAAATTTTATTCTCTGCATTTTTAATTATCGTATCTAAAACTGCGTCGGTTAGAACGTTACTACTAACTTCTGTGTAGTTTCTAATATCATCTCTTAAATTTGTTAAAGTGTATGCCATTGTTAATTAATCACCTCTAATGTTACTGGTCCTACTGAACAATTATCTCCACCTCCTGATACACCACCTGTTGTTGCATTGCTAGTACTAGTTATATGAAAAAAATTTATTGGATCTGTTAAAGAATCTGTTGTTGTAGCTCCTGTAATATTACCTGAAGAATCTATTTGTCCTAATGCAATGGTAAAACCACTTGCATTATTTAAATCACTTACATTATCAAATGTAGGTATGTTTTGAAATTGTTGTAAATTTGGAGTGTCATCTGCATCATCACCACCAGGACCCGCTGCTATTACTTCAGGTGGCCCTCTAAATCTAACTATAGAGCCTGCTGCTCTTTGATGATCTTCTGAAAAAACATTTACATAAGTTGTTCCACTATAAATAACAGATGTAAAAGGATTATTATTTAAAAGTATTAAACTTGCTTTTGATGCAGGTTGTGGTCTTGGATTATATAAAGCTTGTGGATCAGAGCCAACTGGTTTTGGTTCTAATTGTGGTTGCTTTGGTTCATACTCTGAAAAATGAACTAATGATCCATTCCATTCTCTAACCATTTCATCATAAGGAAATCTTAATCCTGATCTATCTGAAATAGCATACGCGTATTTTCCTGATGCATACTTACCCATTATACTCCATCTCCATAAAATGTTTGTGGTGAAATGAAAGTAGATGTGCCTTGATTATCTGCATCAAGTGCTCTTAATAATTCACTTTCATATCTACGTTCTAATTCTTGACTTCTGTCTGGTGAATATTTTTGACTTAAATAATATGCAAGACCAGACATCATGCAAGGATAAAATCTGTTTACTATATCTGATGTATTTGTATACGCACCAGCATCTTGAATTTTTGCTAAATAATAAAAACAAAATTGAAAATTACTTGGAGTTGTAGAATCGGATACACTTGAACTTGGTGTTGTGTATAAAAATATACTCGGATTTAATTTTCTTTCTACATAATATTGTGAAGGTGTACCTTTAGCTAATTTATTTGGTGTTTGTGAATATGTAGATCTATCTATTTTTGTTAACGCAATATCTTGTGGTGCTGTTGCATCTGAATTATTTCTGTAATAAGCTTCTAAAACTGTATCTAAATCTTCTGGAAAATTTTCTGAATCAGCTGCAAAATTATATTCTGCTTGACCTTCTACTAGTGGAACTTTTGCAAGTTTTACTTTCCATAAATGAACGCCTCTGTTTGCCCACTCTTGAAACATAATGTTTAAAGATCTTCTTGCAGATCTTAACATATATCCTGTTCTCGCACTTTTAACACCTGTTCTTTCAAATGCTTCTTCTATAATATCATCTATCTGAGGATTAAATTGTGTCTCTTCAGATGTTGGTGAAATAGTTTGTGCAGTATTACCCATACCACTGTGATTTGTGCAGTAGTAAAATAATAAAGGTGCGCCTGTAGTTCTCACAGGTGCAACATTAAATGTTGTTTGTGCTCCTGAACTTCCTGGTGTCCCTGTAGATGTAACACCGGATGTGTAAGCAGCTACTGGACTATTATTGGGATTTCTAGAAAAAGCAATTTGATGAACGCCACCAGAGGCATTACTAGAATCAGATTGATCAAATATATAAGTATTACCTTCTTGTAAATACAAAACAGGAGCTAGCTCACCGTTAATATAAAATCTATTACCAGTTCCGTATTGTGTTGTACCCGTTGCTACGGTTACTTTATAAGTTATTGTAGCCACAATTTACTCCTACGTAAATGTTATAGTAACACTTGGTGTAGCTGTTAGATCTAAATAAATTCCTTCTTCAAATAGAATTCCAGAACCTGGAACATAAAAATCTATTCCTTCAGATCCAAACTCAAACGTAGCTATTGCAGTTCCAGTAGACCCACCAGATTTAAAAATTATTTTAGATCCAGAAGCTCCCTCTGCTTGTATTCCTGTTAACCTAGCTCGTTGAGTTGTAGGAACCATTTGAGCATCGGCTGTAGCGTTGGCTACCTGTTGATCACTTGAGT